GAGACATGTCCATGAGGTTGACATCCGACTGCACCTTATCAATGTCGTCTTCAACGCAGGCGAAGTATTCGCCCTTGTCGATGAGAAGCTGCAGCTTCGGCTTGTCGGGGTTTTCCACGACAAGGTTCTGACCCTTGACGTAATCACGGATCGTGATGTTGGGCTGCGTACGGATATTGACCGTATCGCCCTGACCCTTAATTTCGCCTTCGTAGTCCGTGTTAGAAATAGCCGCGAGAACAGTTGCGTCGTAGAAGTTCTCGATTAGCTTGCCCGACCAGATTTCCGGAATGAAGTTGCCGGAATAATTCGGGCGTCCGGGTGCGACAGGAAACGCCATTTATGTGCTCCGTTTAACCATTAGCGACAATGCGATTTTCCCGCTGTGCAGCGAAGATATCGCGTTCAATACGGTCGCGCTCGGTCTCACGGCCACGATAAACACCCTTGCGCACGTTATCAAAGAACTTTGAAATCTCTGATGGCGAATACGTTTTGGGCTTGTCACCTGTAGGCGCAACCGCACTGCGGCTACGTCCGGGGGCAACTTGTTTCTCTAGCTGAGACTTTGCAACGTCCCGAGGTTCTTGAGCAATGCGGTGGCCCGTATTCCCCTGCCATGCATTGAAGAACGCAGCAACACGACGAGCGTCCAGACCACGCTGGGCATTTTCGAGGTAAGACTGGCGGGTAACACCCGTCAGCGGATCGACCTCAAGAAGCCAAGAGTGGAAGTCCTTACTCTGATTGATTTCCCGCCAATCCGGAACAACCGCTGTCAGATCAGCCCAGAATGTCTGCTCAGCCGACTGAGCCTGTCGCTGTGCGACCTGCTCGACACGCGGAATAACGCTTGCTTGGAGATTACGAATGGTATTCTCCAGATCAGCGATCTTCTGCTGGTGCAGTGAAGTCTCCTCCTTGGTCACGCGGCGCATGACTTCGATGGAGTCTCCATAGTCCTCAATGTCTTTGTCAGTGACGAGCTTCGACTGGACCGATGCAGCCTGTGCAGGTTGCGTCGAAAGAGACGAGATCAGCTTTTCAAGCTGCTCAACACGTGAAGTGAGTTCCTGCTTATCTGTCCGAAGCCGGGCAGTATCAGCATTATACATACCCTGAAGGGTGCGATAACGCTGTTCAGCAGTGTCAGTTGCGGTGGTAGCCGGTCGTCCTTGCTCGTTAGACGCGGCTTCAGGCGCAGAGTTCTCAGCACCGTTGGCTTCATCGGTCGCAGAAGTCTCCATGCCTGCATCATCCTGCTCAGTGGCAGGCGGGTTCGCATCGGCGTGAAGTTCATCGTACAACTTCTTTACAGCCTCGGACTGCTTTCTGATCTGCTCGGGTAGGGCCATACAAACGCTCCTCTCGGTGTGCGTGCCAGTGTTAGTCGCTATCGTTTATTCGATTGTGCGACGAATTCACGAGAATTATTAACAAGTTTACACAGCTCTGTCAACACTTGGCACCTGCCTTGCGCGATACCGACAGCATTGGACGATACGTTTGGGAGCTGTTCGAGTTCGTGCTGACGCCAGTTGTTGAGCCACTGCACAAATTCTTTATTGTGCGTTGCAATATTTGCAAGCCGTGCGACAATCTCCGGATCAGGGCGGATCATCGGCCAGTCTGCTGGTTAGTCACGAGGTTCATGCCGCCAGCGGGGGCACCGCCAACATCCATGTTCTCCGCGCCGGGAGCCTGACCGGGTATCTGCGGGGGCTGCATCGCCATCTGGGCGGCAGCCTGCTTTTCCATGGCCTTCTTCTTTGTAGCCATGTTTTCGCGAGACGGGATAATCTCCTCAACCGGCATCTGCAGACCCTTGGCGATCTCACGGAGGATGGCAGCGCGGCCATCCGGGCCCATGATGCCCATGTCGATCTCGTTGGCGGTAGCGTTCAGGAATTCGACACGGCGGACGTTCGTGGTTTCCTTAACGGCAAGATTTACAGCGCCGCGCGGAATGACCTGCGCATCACCCTTGATGTTCTCATCGTCGTCGTAGCGCATGTTGTAAACAAACTGCCGCTGGACAATCGGCTTCACGACATCGTGATCAATGTGCATGACCACCTGACGGATGCCCTTACCCGCAGAACCCATGAGCATAGAGAGGCCCGAAGCCGTACGACCAGCACCCTGAACGTCCGTATCTCCGTAAATATACGAAGGGATACCGGAGTGGTCGTCGGCCAGACGGCTGAACCGCTCGTAAACCGCCATCAACGTGGACGAGTTATCATTCGGCTGGTTGAACCGGACTGCCGGGGCAGAGCTACCCAGCGGGTCATTAAGCACCTGCCAGATTTTCCACGGGTGCATCTGAGTGATGTCCTCGTTCGGCGGGATGCGTTCAAGGTTCACCTCGACCTGCGGTCCAGACGCGATGCCCATGTTGTTGACCAGTGCGCGGGCGGCTGCGTTACAGATATTCTGCAGGTCTTCGATGATCTCCGGAATAGCCCGGCCCCAGAACGAACCGGGCGTCTTGATGAACGAAGTCTTGGCGTAAGGCTTCTCACCCAGCGGATCATAGTTCAGCACGGCCTTGATGACGAGGGTGCCGATTACCCACACGTTGGCGTCGTATTCCTTGGCATCGTCAGGAACCTCGGCTTCCGTCATGCCCCACTCTTGAAGCATTTTGCCGGATACCTTGCCCCAGAACTCAAGCGCGTCGAACACATCGGTCGGACGCATCTCGGTGTAGAACTTGCGTTCCTCTTCCTCACGGGCATATTCGGTCGGCTCGAACACGAACGAAGCATCCGGCCCATTTTCCAGAGCCTTGCGGATAGCCTGCTCGTCGTAGCCCGGAACGCCGATAAGATCGGCCAGAGCCTGCCGGGTCAACTGATGGTGCTCGAACATATAGCCGTCGTTGATCCGGGTGATACCCGGCTCGGGATACATATTGAACGGGCTGACACGCTCGAACTCAGGCGCGATACGTTCGCCCTGCTCTACGGCGGTGCGGCCATTCTGGTCGGAAACCCACTTCAGGAACCGCTGGCGGCGGACGATGGGCCCCTTGACGAAGGCGCACGGGAACGTCACCAGATCAGTCAAAAACTCATTGAACGCATCCGCCCAGCCGCCCTGCGCGAGCTGGTCCTCGATGCGGATTTTCATCTTGTCCGCGCGGTTCTGGGCAGCCTGCAGCACCTTGAACCTGAACTGCTGGGCAACGACTTCACGCAGTTCCAGCATGTCGGTTTTGGTTGGGGCCTGCGATGTCTGCTGGATAGTGATCATCACCTGCTCAGCAAACGCCTGCTTCAGCTCATCCATCTGAGAGGGCGACAGGTCAGGTTCGGGCGTCGGCTGCATGTCCCACGGGGGCGTGCCATCATCCATCAAGATGTCGCGAAGCCAGCTCTCAGCCGCACGGCACTTGATCTCGGTGAGCATCATGTAAACTTCAGAACCACCCTGAGCGCGGATAGCGTTCATCTTATCAGGCTCATACTCGCCATTACGCTGGCGCAAAGCCTTGAGCATGATGTCGTTGATGGGGTCTTTCGCCATGCGGGCGGCGTCCCAGCAGGTGCGGAGATGGGCAGCCAGCCCCAGAATAACCGGGTTCTGCTGACGTGCTTCCATCTCGGATTGAAGCTGGGCGCGTTCCTGTTTTGCAAGGTCATCACCGCTCACAACGCGAAGAAGTGTAAGTCCGGCCATTTATTTATCCCTGCATTTCTTTCGAAAATTGTCCCATGTCCCGCCGCGCCGGTAGCACTCGTGCATCTTGGCTTCGATTTCTGGGCTGTTCCGTCTGGAAACATATTTCCAGATATGTGGCCATAATGCCGTTAAAGATCGAGAGCCAAACTCGATCCAAAAAGCAGGCCGCTGCGCAACCAGATACGCTCCGGCCCCAAGGCCGAGGAGTATAACAATGGTTGCTGCAGCTTCCTGCCATGTCATCAAGCAGGCTTCTTGTTCGGCACCGCCCAGACCAACACCGGGGTGAGCAGGCCGATGACGGTAGATACCGTATCGTGGCTCAGCCACGAAAGATTGATGCCCGAGAAGGTCTGCACGATGAACAGGATGCCCATGATGGCGGCGACCAGCGCTTTATCAATTTGTGTAAACATATTTTAGTCTCCTGTGGCTAGCTAGATAGGAAAACCATTCTTCTTGGCCCAGACTTTGGCCGCGAAGGACGGACATGCTTTCTGGACACCGGGAAAATCCCTGTGCCCGAGAACTTTGGCTCTAGGATACTTCTTTACCAAGCGTTCTACAAGTGTTCTAAGAGACCGCCACTGAGCTGGCGTGAAGTTGTCTGCTGGCTTCCATGTCTTGTCGTCAATGCCGCCGACCATACAGACACCGATACTGTCGGCGTTGTGCCCCTGAACGTGGGAGCCAATGGCGTTCTCAGCCCTGCCGGGTTCGACAGTACCGTCCCGGCGGATCACGTAATGATACCCTATGTCCTTCCAGCCCTTGTCGAGGTGCCAGCGGCGAATGTCAGCCGCCGTGAAGTTCTGCGACCCGCGCGTTGCGCTGCAATGGATGACAATCCAATTGGTCTTACTTCTGGCCATTGCCAATGGTGCTTTCCAGTTTAGCCTCGATCCGCTTCAGGGAGTCGGTTATGTAGTTAAGCTGTTGTTCTACTGCGATAATCCGGCCTTCTTGCGACTTGCTGTCTTCGTTCAGCCGCTCAAGGCTGCTGATCCTGAAATCGACTTCAGTCTTCCATGCCGTACCGACATAGATAATCCCAAGTGTCTGCAGCACCAAAGCCACGATGATGGTGACGGGTACTTTCTTATCAAGGTGCCATGCTTCAGCCGTCACGATCCTAACCTCTATTTAGACACCAAGATTACCGGCAGCCACGAACGTGTTGGCAACCGGGCAAATAAGCGAGATTACTGCATACTGACCCATCGTGCTGAACAAACTGGAGTAGGATACCAAAGTCTGGCTGTTCGCTGCAACAGTAACTTTACCAGCGCCACCTTGGATAATGGTCACGTTAAATCCGGCTCCAAGGGCAGCCGCACAGTTGATCGTCGTAGCTGATCCACTGGTGCAGTAAATCACTTTCTGATTGTCGGACGCCGACAGTGTGCGGGTAGTACCGCTTTCCGTGATGATGTTTGCCGCAAGCTGTGCAGCAATCATCTGGTCAACAGTTACTTTCTTTGTTGATCCGCTTTGGACAATTGGCAACACCTCAGTACCGGCTAGTGGTGTCGATACTGGGGAAAGAGCACTAATTTTTGCATCGGCCATTTTAATCTCCAGTAGTAATTATAGTTTAGAAAAAGCCTGAACTTCGGCGTTAGTTATGCGTTGCGGCCAAAAAGCAATCTTCTCGACCCAACCATTCAGATAGTTTGTACCGTCACCGCCAATTAGCATTCGATCAACAGTCGGGATAGTTGCAGCGGTATCAGTAACTGCCGCGCCGCCATTTATTGCCGCCGCGCAATCATTGGTATTCCATGCGCCGACAAGACTATAGGTAGTGTTCGCAACAAGCGTGCCCGCGTCGATCTGCGCTTGGTCAGTCGTAGCCTTGATATATAGCTCGGGGCTGTCTACATTCCCGCGCAATGCAATAATATTATCTGCCGTGCCGTCGCTCATGTATGCCCAAGGCCGAGTGCCAGTGATAATAGACTGACGCGCACGCACTGATAACCCGCCGGTAGCCTGCCACCAAGCCGAAAAATTTGTGCCTGTCATGCTCACGACATCGGCATTTCGAGTAATCGGCGCAGATGCGCCCGTTGGAATATAGCTGGTAGCGAAAGCGCCTGTCTCAAACTGCGCACCCCAAACATACGCGCCGGAAGACCCATTACCAGTATAGTATATTTGGTTAAGCACACTAGCCGTACTTACGGTACTCAAAGTATGTGTTACATCAAATCGTTTACCATCTGGATTTCCGGCAGTTATAATACACCGATACCAGCCATTACCGGCGTTCTGAATATCATAGTCGGTATTAGTAGGTGGGGTAGCAGTACTAGCTGTCGATGTAACAATACCATCTTGCAAGTCGAACATAACTGCATAAGTAAGAACCGTAACCGCTGCGTCAACAATGATCCGTAGCTGGTGATACCGCCGCCCATTAGCTTTAACATATACTGAGTACGTTAAGTATGCAGCAGCCGCCAAGGGGTTCCCAACAATTCTAGTCGACGTGTGATTGTTATTAGAAGAGGTATCTTCAACCATCGCATCTGCGTTATTAGTCCCGTCAGGTGCCGTCGTTGCAATTGTATTAGGCGAAATCGATAACCGGGTTTTACTCCATACAGCCTGACTAAAGTCTTCGCTGTACGTTATCCGATTAGCTCTCGTTTCTTCAACCAGTAAACCCTTGCAGATAGTTGGTATAGCAGGATTGTAGTCAAAACGCGGTGTATCCGCATTGACAAGTTCAACTAGCCCGCTGCTATTTACACGAGTAGCTGTATTTAACGCACGGCTGACACCGACACGTGCATCAAGAGCACCGGTTGTAAAATCCAGCGCGAGACGCGGTAAAATGCGCTCAGTGGCAGTCGGTAGATACGCAGGAGTAATCATACAATAGTCCCCGCTCCATCGCGCCAATTTGTACCATCGTATACAATTGGCTTATTCAGCGTAGCGTCGTAATAAGGATAGCCG